GGCTGGTGAGGTACTGGAAGTACTCGCGGAGGCTGCCGTCGGTTCGCATTGCGGCGATGTCTTCGATCGTGGGTTCGTTCATGACTGCGCCATGTCGACAAAGCGGCTGTAGTGGCCCTGGAACGCAGTGGTGATCGTCGCGGTTGGGCCGCCGCGATGCTTGCCGACGATCAAGTCGGCTTCGCCGGCCCGAGGGTGCTCCCGCTCGTAGGCGTCTTCGCGGTGCAGCAGGATGACGATGTCGGCGTCCTGCTCGATGGCGCCGGACTCCCGGAGGTCGGAGACCATCGGCCGCTTCTCGGTGCGCTGTTCGGGGCCGCGGTTGAGCTGGCAGAGGACGATGACGGCGATCCCGAAGTCCTTGGCGATCAGCTTCAGATTGCGGGAGATCTCGGCGACGGCCTGCTGCCGGTTCTCGGCGCGAGGCGCCTGCATCAGTTGCAGGTAGTCGACGATGACGAGCCGGAGCCCCTTGGTGCGGACCAGGTTGCGGATGCGGGCCCGCAGCGTCGGCAGAGACAACAGGGCGCCGTCGTTGATCCACAGGGGGGCGGCGGCGATATCTGGGGCCCGGCGTGCGGCGCGGAGCATGTCCTCGTCGGTGGCCATGCCCTGCTTCAGGTGGTGAAGGGCGATGCGGGCTTCAGCGGAGAGGGTTCGGTCGGAGAGTTCGTCTTTGCCCATCTCCAGCGACTCGAACAGGGTGGGGATGGCGTTGCGGATGGCGGCGGCGCGGGCGAAGTCGAGGGCGACGGTGGACTTGCCCATGGCGGGCCGTGCGCCGATGACGACGAGTTGGCCGGGTGCCCAGCCGCCGGCGAGGAGGCTGTCGAGGTCGATGAAGCCGGTGGGGATGCGGTCTTCGATGCTGGGTGGGGTGGTGGCCCGGTCGATGCTGCCGCCGAGCAGTTCCCCGATGAGCGCCAGGTTCTCCTCGTCGACCGGCCGGACGGCGCCGTCGAGGTCGGCCTGGATGGAGGCGACGTCGGCGTCTTCGTCGAAGGCCGGCGAGCTGCCTTTGAGGATTGCGTCGTAGCCGAGGGCGACAATGCGGGCGGCGACGGCCTTCTTGGCGACGCGGGTCGCGTACCAACTGGCGTTGCCGTAGTGCGCTTCGTTGCACAGTTCCATGAGCTGGTCGGCGGGAGGCACGCGGGTGGGCATGCTGCCGTCGGCGTGCCAGGTCTCGAGCTGCCGGTGGACGGCGAGGTGCTTGAGTTCGCCGTCCCGGAAGGCGGTTCGGAGTTCTTCGACGGCCCACCAGGTCCAGCGGAGCCAGTCGGTGGTGATGTCGGCGGGGTCGAAGCCTTCGGCGCCGAGGTCGTCGATGACGGCGGGCTGCATGATCGCGGTGGCGACGAGGATGCGTTCGGCTTCGAGGTCGCAGGGCCGGGAGGGCGGACGCGGGCCGGCATCGGCCACGGCCTCTTCGGCGATCCACAGGTCGGCTTCGGTGGTCACGCGCTGAACTCCTGGTTGAAGAGGTCGAATCGGTCGCCGAGCCTGGTGTTGGCCCAGATCACTTCCGTGCGGTCCTTGGTCGTCTTGGCGTTGCCGGTCATGGACGCCTTCTCGTAGCGGTGCCAGCCGGCGTACAGGTCGCCGTACAGCGGCGAGTGGTAGCCGGAAAGGACGACGGTGGCGCGGCAGTCGGCGAGCGCGGCCGCGAGCGCCCGGTGCTCGGCTTCGGTCTTCATCTCGACGCGGTAGTTGTTGCCCCACCCGCGGGTCGTGCCGAGGTACGGCGGGTCGACGTACAGCAGGCACTTGGGCTGCTTGCCGTACTTGGCGATCAGGTCAAGGGCAGGCATGTTCTCGAGCGACACGGCGTGAAGGCGTTCTGCCGCGGAGGCGAGGCGCAGCGCATAAGCCTCGAGGTAGCCCGGCATCGACGTGACCGACCCAGCAGGGTCGATGTAGTAGCGCCAGCCCGTGTTGCGCAGCGTGCCGGAGCGGCCCTGCGCGAGCCGGGACCAAATCCGGCGGGCCAGCTCAAGCTCGTCCGTCGTCGGGTCCCACGTCGCAGCGAGCTCGGCGCGGCCGTGCGGGGTGAGCATGCAGATGCGCAGCAACTCATCCGGCCGCTCGCGCAGCACTCGCCAGAACGTCATCAACTCGCCATCGAGGTCGTTGACGGTCTCCATCCGCGAGGGCCGTTTCGCGAGGAGCACCGACATACCGCCGGCGTAGGGCTCGACATAGTGGTCGTGGTCGGGCAGGAGGTCGACAATCCAGCCAGCAATGCTCTGCTTGGAGCCGAAGTAGGGAACGGGGCTCTTCATGCGGCTTCACCCCGACGGCGGTCCGGGCCCTTGAACACGACGCGCTGGCACATTTCGATGAGCCGGCTGGTGACGCGGTCGCCGAGGCGGTCGCTGATCTCCTTCGGCACCAGGTTGGAGGTGATCAGCGTCGGCAGGTGGTTCTCGTAGCGCCAGTTGATGAGCCGGAAGTTGATCTCTTCGGTGAACTCGGTGGGCTTCCGCTCGGCGCCGAGGTCGTCGACGAGGAGCACCGAGGCGTTGCGGTAGTGGCGGAACTCGGCTTCGGAGTCGATGCCGTGGCGGGGTCGGAGCGCGGCGTACATGTCGGCCGCGGTGGTGACGACCCACGTGGCGGCGACGCCGGTGATCGCTAGTTCGCGGATCGCGCCGTAGGCCTGGTGGGTCTTGCCGGTGCCGGTGGGGCCAAGCAGCAGCAGGGAGCGTCCGCGGGTGATGGAGCCGACGGGTGCGCCGCGCTCGGCCTGAGTCTCGCGCGCCTCGGCGATGAGCTCCTGGAGCCAGGTCTGAATCTCGGGGCTGTCGGCGATGGCGGCCCGGTAGTGGAACGGAATGATCTTGGCGGCGGCGACGATGGAGTAGCGGGCGACGTTGGCGACGCTGTACGGGTCGGCGTCACCGGAGTTGAGCCAGTCGAGGTCGACGCCGCGGACGGCGAGCAGCTGCTCGAGGTGGTAGCGCTTCGGGTTGATCGGCGGGATCCACTGCATGGTCAGTTCCAGTCCTCGAGGTAGGCGGCGTCGTCTGCGGGATTGCGGTGAGGGCCGTCGGGCGCGGCCACGGAGTCGAGCGGGTCGTCGTAGCTGCCGTTGTTCAGCCAGGTCGCGGAGTACGGCGTGTAGCGGTCGGCCTTGCCGTCGAGGTGCTGGGCGTAGGCCTTGGCCGCTTTGACGATCAGGTCCGGGTCGGCGCCGCGATCGAGAGCTGCCATCCAGGCCGTCCTGGACTTCTCTCGCTGCATGGGCCTCGGGTAGAGGAGCCAGAAGTCGCCGAACGCCTTCAGGGCGTAGTCGCGTTCTTCGTCTCCGGCCGCCGATCGAGCCGAGTTGCGGGCGCCGTAAGAGTCTTTTGGTTCAGCTCTTGGTTCAGTCTTTTGGTTTGGGTGACGTGGGCGTCGCCCCTCCTGCGACGTGGGCGTCACCCCATCCGAGACGTCGGCGTCACCGGTGACGTCCACGTCACCCCTGACGTCCACGTCACCCGTCAAACCGGACGACGCATCGTCTGAGCTGGACTTCTTCTTTCCGCCCCTTCGACGGGATGACGCCAGCGCCACCCGTGACGTCCGCGTCACCTCATGCGAGCCGGCGCGGCCTCCCGGAACGACCCACTCGAGGGCCAGGTCGTAGACCTCCGGGCGCTTCCCTTCGGGGAGGTGGGCTGCCTTCGACTGGTCGCCGAGGCGGATGAAGCCGAGCTCTCGGAGCTGCTTGAGGTCACGCTGAACGGAGCGCTCGGCCTTGCAGGCGTAGGCGGCCAGCCGGGCGACCGACGGGTATGTCCCGCGGCCCTTCTTGTCGGCGTGGCGAGCCAACCCGGCGAGGGTGGCGACGAGCTGCGCGGGCATCGGCGGCGCGTCTTCGAGTGCCCAGTCCATGGCCTCAACGCTCACTTCGGTCTCTTCTCAAGGAGGGGTGTCTCTCTGGGTGTTCAGCTGTTTTGGGACAGCCCTCATGGGGGCGACGTGGCCTGTGGTGCTAGGGCTTCGCTCGCATCTGAATTGTACAACCCGACGGACATTACAAGCGAGCTCTTGTGTATCCTGGTCGCATGAGTGAGTCCGCGATCCGACAGTTGGGCGTGTCCGAGGCCCGCGCGAACATGACCGAGGTCATTGCCGAGGTACGTCTGCTCAACAAGCCCGTCGCGCTCACTCGCCGCGATAAACCGCAGGCCATGGTCATCTCCATGGACCGCTGGAAGGCTGCCGTCCTTGACGCCGAGGTCCGCCCCATCCACGAGGACGTGATCCGCCGGCTCAAGCAGCTGCTTGAGGACCCGGAGTTCTCCGAGATGCTCGAGCGGAAAGACCACGACCTTCACTACGTGCTCGAGACCAACAGCCTCTGACGTCACGTCCCCTCCTCTGCGGTCTCCCAGCCCCGCCTTCCGGCGGGGCTTCGTCGTGTGCGGGCTAGGCGGCTGCTGCGAGTTGGCGGTGCGGCCGGAGGATTCCGGCGGCTTCGAGGACGGCCGCGGCGAGCGGTACCGGGACTGCGTTGCCGACGGCGAGGTACTGCTGGCCGGCGCGCCCGTGGAATACGAGTCCGGGCCGGAAGCCCTGGAGCGCGGCGCATTCGGCGATGGTGGGCCGCAGGTGCGGGAGTTCCCGGTCGCGCCAGGCCGCGGTGCCGATGTGCCGCTTCATCGCCTGCCGTGTCCCGTTGCCGAACGGCTCGGCTCCCCCGGTGTAGGTGCCGCCGGAGGTGACGGTGGGTGCGGGGCGTTGGGTGTAGCCCCAGCCGATGACGTCGGCCATGGCGGTCTGGGCCGGCTGGCCGAGCCCGCCGTGGGTGGGTGCGGGGAGCTGGATGTCGGCGATGCGGGAGGCGATGAGGACGGCCCGCTTGCGGGTCTGGCCGAGCCCGTAGTCCGCGGCGTCGAGGACGCCGGTGGCGACGCTGTAGCCCCAGCGTTGGAGGATGCCGGCGTACTGCTCCCAGACGGGCAGGACGCTGGGTACCTGTTCCATGGCGATGCGCTGCGGCTGCAGGTCGTAGTGCCAGCGCATCGGTTCGGCGGTGAGGATGCTGCGCCAGTCCAGGCAGTTGGCGCCGATCGCGGCCCGGGTGTCTTTGCCGCGGGAGAGGTCTTCGATCGCCTGGTGGACGAGCGGGAGATCCTGCAGGCCCAGCTTCTTGCCGCTCTTCCCGAAGCCGGGGCACGGCGGGCTGTCGATCTTGTCGACGTCGTAGCCCTTGAACGGGGCGGTCGGGTAGCGGGTGACGTCGCAGCGGATCGTCGTGTGCCCGGCACCGATGCGGGTGCGGCAGGCCGCGGCGTCCAGCTCCAGGCCCACCTCGTCGTGCAGGCCGGTCTCGGACCAGCCGATGCCGGCGAAGCCGTGAACGGTCAGGTGCTGTCGGCGGATCATGCGGCCACCGCCACGTCGTACTCGGGGTGGTCGCGGAAGGCGTGGTCGATGTAGCTCTTGTCGACGCCGAGGCGTTCGGCGGCGGCGGCCCGGTCGAGCCCGGCGGTGGTCATGACCCAGTGCGCGTCTTGCGCGATGAGCTCACGGCGGGTGACGCGGTACATCGGTTCGAAGTGGGGGTCGTCGATGGCGCCGGGGTGCTGGTCCCAGTACTTCGGCGGGGCCCACTTGTGCTGCTTGGCGTTGCGCAGGGCGCGCCCGACGCCGATGTCGCTGACGCCATAACGGCGGGGCTTGCTCCTGCGGAGTCGTTCGTAGGCTTCGATGGTGGCCTGGGCGGTGGCGCCGTAGACCTGCTGGGTGCGGGTGAGGACGCGCCGCACGTGGTCGGGCTGGATGCCGATGTGCGGGCCGAGTTCCTTCAGCGGCCATCCGATCGCGGACAGTGCCTGGATGCGGCGGCGGGTGCCGGTGGGGTCAACCCGGCCGGGCAGGACCGGCTCGACGGGGATGGCGAGGATCTTGGCCTGCACCTCGACCGTGGTCTGCCGGATCATTCCGCGGCCCTGCTTCACGGCTGGCTGCGTGTACAGGCGGACGGTGTTCCAGTCGATGCCGGTGCGATCCGATACCCGTTGAATGGTGAAGCCTGCGGCGTACAGCTTGAGCAGGTGCTCGCGAACTGGGGTGGCGTCGATGAACGGCTGCCACGTTCCGGCTGCGACGGCACGGGCGCGGTTGCGCTGCCAGGTGTTGAACCGCTCGACGCACTCGGGGAGCCGGCACTGGTAGTCGGTGTAGCAAGTCAGGTTGCGGTGGTGGGGGGCTTCGCGGACGGCGGTGGTCACGGTGTCTCCCTTCGCGGGCTGGGCGTGTTCCAGATGGCGTTGCAGGTGTCGAGGTCGGCCTGACGGCGCTGCAGGCGTTCGGCTTCGGCCTGCCGTTCCCGCCGCCGTTCGATGCGCCGGCTGGCGGCGTTGAGTGCGAGCCAGACGGCGATGGCGACGGCGGGTGTGAGTACGGCGGTGACTGGGTGGGCGGCGATGAGGTTGATGACCCAGTCGGCGATGGGGCTCACGTCCGCCTCCCGCGCGCCCAGTCGGCGACGAGGGTCCCGGCCGCGACGAGTCCGCCGGCGACGGCTCCTGCGGCGATGAGGGCGAGGTACAGGCGGCCGAGGCTGCGGTCCTCCAGGCGGGCCATCACGCGGCGCTCCGCTGCTGCTGGGTGCGGGCGGCTCGGCGCTGGGCGGCGATCTGCCGGCCCTTCGCGGTGAGCGTCCAAACCGCGATGGGATGCCCGTGCGTGGCGGCACTGGTGGAGGGCACGTATTGGCCGGTGTGGGCGATGATCCCCGCCGACCGCAGGCTGTTGATGGCGGCGCCGAGGAAGCCGTTGCCCAGCTCGGGCAGGACTTTCCGGATCTGATTGCAGCTGAAGGTCGGGTAGCGCTCGCCGAAGTGCAGGACGGCCTGCTCGACGAGGAACCGGTCCCATTCGGAATGCTTGGCGATGTCGTCGAGGAGGGCGTCCTTCTCCGTGGACGCGAGCCGCTCGGCAACAGACAGACGACGGGTCATGTGATGTCCTTGGGTCGAGGGGCCGGCCCGATTCCCGCGGGCCGGCCTCCGGTGTGCGGGCTACTTGCTGTCGACGAGCTCGGCGGGGTACACCCCGTCCTCGTCGGGTCCGGAGTTCTCCGACTTCTTGCGCTCGGAGATCTCCTTGAGGTCGGCGATCAACTGGTCGTTGAGGTGGCCGGCCGCGTTGGCCTGGCGGTATACGTCGCCGACGTCGTCAGGGGTGAGGGCGCCTTCGGCGAGGGCCAGGTAGTCCGGGCGGGGCGCCTCGATCGCGGCGACCGCCTGCCCACCGCCGGCGGGGTTGAGGGCAACCGCGGTCGGGAGGGGTCCGGCGAGGGCCTGCCTCGGGGTGACCCCGCGCAGCTCGACCACGACGACGGGGAATTTCTTCGTCTCCCCCTCGCGGACGACCTGTCGCGGTTCGATCCGCAGCGTCACCGGCACGAACCCGCGGCCGTCGGTCCCGGCGAGGACCATGTCGACCATGCCGCCCCACTCGGATGCGGCATAGAAGGAGTGCGTCTCGGCCCGCCACAGACCCATCCCGGACAGGTCGGGGAGCATCACATTCAGGCGGGACGTGGTGGAGCAGACGACGCCCTTCTTCTGCTGGTGCCAGTCCTCACCGAACCGGGCCGCGCAGAGGCATGCCTGCCGCGACAGGAGCTCGGTCTCGCCGTCGCATCGGCGCTGACATCCGCCCTTCGTCCAGAGCTCGTTGTACTGATTCAGCGGATCACCGGGCGTGATCAGAGCCTCGATCGAGGACGCCTTCGTGATGACCCGCCACTGCTGGATCGTCGAGTTGAGCGGCGCCCACTGCTCGGGCTTGCCGCCCCACAGTTCGGCCGCGGCCCGGACGTGCTCCTCGGAGTGGGAGGTGACGACCCAGTTCGCGGACCGCATGGGCCGGTTGCCCTGGGTGTAGCCGGTGCGGAGTCGGCCGTGCTCGGCGGCGCGGGCCTGGATGTTGCGGAGTCGGGAGCCCACGGTCAGGCCACCTTTCGGAAGTTGCGCCACCGGGCCGGGACGGGCTGGTCCGGGGCGAGAAGGGCCGGGTAGGAGGACGGGGCGGCGTGGTGCCACAGGGCGTTGACGAGGGCGCCGCGGAAGGCTTTGTGGGCGTCGCGGCCGGCGGGCATCTCGACGAGGGCGTGGGACTTGGCTCGCAGGTTGAGGACGCCGGTCTTCTGGATCTTCGGCATCGGCTGCTCGGTGTCGTCGGGGAGCAGGACGGTCTCGCAGTAGCGGAGGGCCGCTAGCTGCTGGGTGTTCTCCGGGTAGACGGCTTTCGCGGAGCGGGTCGCGGACGTCTTGAAGTCGATCAGCCAGAGTTCGAGCTTGCGGCCGGGCCCGGTGGGCAGCCAGATCATGAGGTCGGCGGTGCCGGCGTAGCCGAGGCGTCGGTGCAGGCAGGTGATCTCGGCGGCTTCGACGTGCTTGTCGATGTCGACGCCCCAGAAGGAGAGGAACGCTTCCAGCTGGGCGAGGTAGGGGGCGACCGTCGCCTCGACCGCGAACGGGGCGCCGAGGAGACGGAGTTCCGCGGCTCGGTGGATGAGCGTGCCGAGATCGGACGCTGTGTCCCGTGCGTCGACGTGGATCTGCTTGAGCTGCTTGACCAGCGCGGTCCGGTCCGTGATGGCCCGGCGGGCAACTTCCATGCGGTGGTCGAGGATCCACTCGATGGTGACCTTGACGGCCCACGGCATCAACGCGTGCTTGTGGACGCTGGTGCCGAGAACGTTGGTGACGGAGACGAGGTCCGGGCCGCCAGCCGGGTCGGTGTAGTAGCGGCCGTTGTCGGTGTCGTGGGCGTAGCGGGGGTCGGTCACTGTTGGCCGCCGTTGCTGAGCGCCTGGCCCGCCAGCTCGCCGAGCTGCTCGTCGGTGGCTGTGTAGAAGGCGTCGGCCTTGGTGATCGCGTCGTAGACGTCGCGGGCCCATCGGGCGTCGCCGAGTGCAGTGTGGGCAGCGGCCTTGGCCGGGGGCTCGATGCCCATGAGCCGGGACAGCTCGTAGGACTTCCAGCCGTCTTCGAGGAGTCGGTCGGCCCGGTTGTAGAACTCGGCGTCGCAGTTCTGCTTGGTCAGGGTGTACGCCTGCCCGTACAGGTGGCCGACGGCCAGGGTGGCGATGTCGACGGTGCGGTAGTGCCAGCGGGGAGTGACGCCCGCCTCATGGAAGATCTTCGACAGGAACCGGTCGTCGAAGGCGGGGTTGGATCCGACGAGCATGGCGCCGTCGAGGATGGCCATCAGGTCGTGCATGAGGTCTGCCTCGGTAAGGGGCGTGACCTCGTCCGGTGTGGTGGTGGAGATCTCGATGGCGAACTCCCCGTCGGGGACGGCGAATCGCTGCTCGTACTGGTTGATCTCCAGGGCCTTCGGGTCGGCCTGGGCGAGGCTGGTGCGGATCTGGAGGAGGTACTCCAGGTCGGTGACGCCGGGACGACGAAGGATGACGGCGATCTCCCATGCGTCGTGCTTCCGCGGGTCGAGGCCGGTGGTCTCGGTGTCGATGAAGGCGAGAGGCCGAGAGGCCTTCGCGGTGCTGTCGGTACTCATGGTTCTCCGTTTCAAGGTGTGGGGCGCCGGGGCCGCCGCCGATTCCCTGGGGGTTGGGAGGGCGGCGGCCCTCGGCTGGCAGGCGGAGCAAGGGGGGAAGCTCGACACCTGCCGGTCTGTGGTTGTCGGTCAGGCGGCGATGATCAGGCCGCTGGTGGTCTCCATCAGCCGGTCGTAGTAGCCGGTCAAGTCGAAGTCCGCGTCCGCGCGGAGCTCGTCGGCCGGCCGCGTCCAGTCGGCGAAGTCGGCAACCTGCCGGGCGGCGTTGACGGCGTCGTCGTGGCTGGCGAACGCGGCCATGGCGAGCCCGGAGTGGTGGCCGAGCCGCCACAGGTAGGCGTCGCCGTCGGGGTGGCGGAGCTCTTCCGGCTCCTCGTACACCCGCAGGCCGGGCACGGGCTCGATCGCCTGGACGAGGACGGGCGTTGCCGTCCGGGTGGCCCTCACCTCGTGGGTGGAAGCGTTCACGGGAATCTCCTGTGGGATGCTGATGTCGGACTCCCGCCGAATTCACCTCGGCGGGGGTTTTTCGTTCACCGGCCGCCCGTACCTGAAGGCCGGGCGGCTGGGAGTCAGGCGGCCGGCTCGGGCTCGTCCCTTACGCCCCACGAGCAGGGCAGCCGGCCGGGGTTGGTGGTGGCGAACGGCGCCTGATGCAGCGGCATCACGCGCGTGACGATGGGGATCTCCTGCGTGCGGGCCACTGCCGTTTCGGCGAGCTTCCGCACGTCCAGGCGGCGTTCGGCGTCGGTGACCTGGTTTTCGAGGTCGCGGATCCACCGGTCGCGGGCCTCGACATCCCGCTCGGCGACGGCCAGTGCTCCCTGCTCATCGGCGAGTTCGGCGCGCAGCCGGCGGACGTCGTCTTCGAGGTCGGTGATGAGCTGGACCTGAATGACGAACGTGTCGTCGGCTGCGGCCTTCAGGTTGAGGAGGGCCACGTTGTCGGCGCGGAGTTCCGTGAGCTCGGCCATCGCCTGGTCCAGGGCTGCGGTCAGTGACGTCGACCTGTCTTCGGCCTGGGTCAGCTCGCGTTGCAGCTGGAGTCCGGTCTTGCCGCGGTGGCGGTTCCGGTAGCGGGCGGGGATCAGGTTCATGCTCACGACGCGTTCTCCAGTCCGGTGCGGTCGATGTATCCGGCGGCGAGGCTGGCCTTGTAGCTGGCGGTGGTGCGGAGGGTGTGGTTGAGCTCGCGCTTAGCTGCCAGTTCCGTGGTCCGCTCGGCCACGACGTCGGTCAGGCCGCGGATGACGAGGCGGCGCAACGCGTTGGCGAAGCCCGCGATCGGCGACAGGCGGGTCGGGAGCGGGGCGGTCACTGGGCCGTCTCCGGGAGCGGCACGTCGGCGACAGCCCGCCCCTGGTAGCTGGCGTGCTGGCACCGGCCCATGAAGCAGGGCTCGGCACGCCGCTTCCACTCGCCGCGGCCGACCAGCTCGTGCCGCCACCCCTCGGCCGCTTCCCGTCGCCGGTCGGCGATCCGGGGGGTGAACTCCTTGTGGGCGTCCTCGGCAAGCTGGCCGACGACCTCCTCGTGTACGGAGCCGTACACGCAGCCCGTCGGGGCGATGCGGATCCAGAAGCCGGCCATCACGCCACCCGCCTCTGCTGCCAGGCGGTGAGCTGGTTGGTGGCGGTCCGCCAGGTTTGCGCTCGGTTCCAGTCGGCGCCCGGGAACGCGCCCTGCATCAGGTCGGCGAGCCGGTTCGAACCGCCGCGCGGGAGGCGGAGCTTGGCGCCGTCGGCGGTGAAGCACTGAGCGAGAAAAGTCCGGTGACTCTCCCCCGTCGCATCAGTCCAGACCGGCGCCAGAAGCACGGTGACGGCGCCGGGCGCGATCAGGCTGATACGCCACGCCAGTTGCCGCTGATGCCTGCGCCTACGGCAGGCCGAAGCCTTCCGCGGGTGCAGCGGGTGCGCTTCACGGTCGGCGGTGCGGCGGGCCCGCTGCATCTCCAACAGCTCGCCGCGGACACCTTTCGACCAGGCGCCCATGTCGGGGCCGTAGACGGCGGCGAAGTCGGCGTCGAGACGGACGAGGGCGAGTTCGACGTCGTCGGCGTGGCGGGATTCCAGGGCGGTGCTCATGCCGCCACCGCTTTCAGGGCTACGGCCGGCTGCTCGGGCTGCGGGAGCCGGGCGTCGATCGCGCCGAGCAGGGCCTCCACGGCACCGGACAGGAACGCGCAGTCCGTGACGGTGACGGGCATCCCGTCCGTGATCGCCTTGGAGATCGGGGCGTGGACTTCGCGGACGTAGGCCACGACCGCGGCGAGGCCGGCATCCATGTCGAGCTCGTTCACAGCGTCTCCTTGAGGGCGTTCCGGGCTGCGCGTTCGGCTTCCACGCGGGCGGTCATCTCGGCGGCCCAGGCGGGGTAGTCGGCGATCTGTGCGAGCGGTGCGTTCGGGTGCCGGACCAGCCAGGCGTCCAGCTGGTAGGCGAGGCGGTCCGACGGGGATGCGGTGCGGTCGGCGGCCTCGGTGAGGAGCCGGGCGTTGCGCTGGCCGGTGACGATCGCGGCGACCTGCTGCTGCAGCGTCGACCGCGGCACGTTCGCGCGGTCGATGTGCGGCGGCGGGGACTGGAAGCGCTTCGGGGTGAAGGTCATGACGCCGCCTCGGTCCGCTTGTCGTCACCAAGCGCGGCGCGCTGGACCGGCGCGACCCAGTCGGGGACAGGGATGGGGTTCTCCCAGCGCATCGCGTTCCGCTGCTCGCGGTCGCAGATGTCCAGCACGGCGCTGATGCGGTTGGTGAGGAGCTGCTTCGCGCCCTCGGCTCCTACGCGGTACGCCTGGTAGTTCTGTTCGGCCTGCTTCAGCCAGCCCTGGTACGCCTCGCGGTCCTTGACGACACGGAGGATCCCCTCGCCATGCGCCTCAGCCCGGAAGCGGGCTGAGGCCCAGGCGAGTTTGAACCTGGCACGCTCGCCCTCGGCCTTCACGGCGCGGATGCGCCAGCGCTTCTTGCCGGCCTCGTGGTGCTGGATCGTTCGGCGCAGCTCCGGCAGCGTGGAACGCTCCAGGAAGGCGAGGTGCTCCTTGTGTGCGTCCAGTTCGGTGCGAAGCCGCTCGACTTCGGCTCGCAGCTCGGGCTTCGGCGCCATCAGGTCCGCCGGGGTCGCCGCACCAGCGGGCATGGGCAGGGCGCCGAGTTCACGGACCGCCTCTGCCGTCTCTTCCGCTCGCGCCTTCTCCCACTCATCCGCCGACACCGGGTCGACGTGAGTGAGAGCGATGTAGGAGCCCTCGCCGTCGACCCAGACGACGTCGTGACCACTGGCGGACTTCTGCGCCTTGGTCCGGGTGCGGGTGACCAGGCGGCGGGCTGCGGAATCGTCCTCCGGGCGGAAGCCCGGGTAGGCGAAGACCGGAGTGCCGACCGGGTAGCGGGCGTTGAACTGCTCGGCGTTCATCGCTGGCCGCCCTGCAACGGGACGGTCGGGATGGCGACGGCGGCGCTACCACCGAGCCGCTTGTGCAGCTCATGCAGGCCCTTTACCGTGACGCGGACCTGCGGGGCATCCATGACCAGCTCGCCCGTGCGCGGGTGGTAGTGGGACTGCGGGATCTCCGACAGCCACCGGCGTTCGATCGCCACCTGCATGACGCGCGGCCGGTCGTCGCCCAGCTGCCGGTACGTCCACCGGTACTCGTCGAGCAGCGTGAACAGCCGGTTCCGGCCCAGCCTGATCGCCGGGTCGCGCGCCAGGATCTTCGCCGCGTCCGCGACGGAGAAGTCGCCGTCACCCGAGGCGAGCACCTGCCACGAGTTCGCGGCCGGCTCCAACTCGGCGACCTTCTCCGTCAGCGCCTTCGTCTCCCGGACCTGACCGAGCAGCGCGACCAGCGCCTCCTCGTAGTCCTGCGGGAGAGCCGGGGTGGCGGGCTCGATCGAGTACGAACCGGTCGTGCGCAGAGAGGGGATGACCTCTTCGGCGAGCCAGTCCTGGAAGCGCTCGGCGGCGGGGAGGTTGCTCCGCATGATCAGGCGGTAGACGCCGGACTCGCGGATGACGGTCTTGTTGGGGTTACCCGGGGTTCCGTCGGAGATTACGACGGAACTCTTCATGCGCTCCGGCAGGCGACTGACGGCGTCACGACCGTTGGCCAGACCGAGCACGTCCGTCACGTCCTTGGCGACGAACCAGGGCTCCGTGTCGATCATCACGGACCGCACGTGCTGCGCGGTCTCCGGGAAGGTGAACACCAGCGGGGTGCTCGGGGATGGGACCATGGTCATTGGGTCCACTCCTGTTTCTCTCAGGGATCTACGGGTGGATCTCGCGGCTCTCGGGCCGCGGAGCCCCGGCTGCCGGCGAGCGAACCGGCGGTTGGGGCTTTTGCCGCTCTAGGCGGCGGCGCGGGCCGGCTCGGCCGGACGGCTGTTGTGGAGCTGCGACTGGTCGGGGCCGAGTTCGGGGGCTCCCGCGAGCCAGGCGTCGATGTCGGCGATCCGCCAGGCGGCCTTGCGGCCGAGGTCTACGGACCGGGGACCGGGGCACTGGCCGGTGCGGCGCTGTATCGAGCGGTCCTTGTAGAGCGTCTCGATGGTCCGGCCTGAGAGCCGCGATGCTCCGTCGATCCAGACGTGGCCGGGTGGGGCCGGCGTCTTGTGCTGGGGGGCGTTGCGGGGCACGGTTACTCCTCTTCGGGGTCATCATCCGTAGTCGCGGTGACGCAATTTGGCGTCACTGGGGGCGCGAAAAGGTTGAGAATGCTGCACCCGAACGCCCTCACGAGAGCGTGGGCGACGAGTACATCGACGTTGTCCTGGGCGCCGCTGGCGAGCTTCTGAATCAAGCCGGGGCTGACGTTCACGGTTTCCGCCAAGGTGCGAACCCTGAAGGGGATACCGGTCCAAGGGTTCTTCATGAACCATCTGAACATTTCGGCGGATTTGAGCGTGTAGCGCGGTCGACTCAATGGATCTCCAGTGGTGCGGACTGGCTTCGACTTGACCTAAGTAGACCACTAATCGCGTCGCTCTGTCTACAGATTGGGTCACCCCAACCCCGAGTGTTGGTAAGAGTTCCGGCCAAGTAGCATTGATCTGTAGACGATCCGTCTACAAACGGGGATGGTTGTAGGGACTGACCTGCTACTTTTCCAGCGCACCCCACGCCCCCTAGATACAGCCGGTGGAAGAGTGAACCGAGAGGACGACCAGGACATGACGGCAGCGGTACCCGCGCCGGACTCCAGCACTGCCGGGCCCTCCCCCACAGGCGCACTCTCGCAGCTCGTCCAGGGCGCCCTCGATGAAGGCAAGAGCCTCCGCGACCTCGGAAAGGCCGCGATCGACTCCAAGACCGGAACGAAGATCTCCTGGCAGTATTTCCAGAAGCTCGTGAAGAACCCTCCGGCCTCCGCCCCCAGCCCGACCCAGATCGGCGCCATCGCGGCTGCACTCGGCAAGTCCGAGCAGCGCATCAAAGAGGCCGCCGCAGAGCAGTGGCTCGACTACCGGGCCACGGAACTGGCCGGCTACGGCGGCACCGCGCGCATCATCCTCGGCCACGTCGGCGCGATGACCGAGCAGGAGCGCAGGCGCTGGCTCGCCATGATCGAGGCGGACGAGCGGTCTCGACGCGAGGACTAGCACGGCCGCAGCTAGCAGCGTGGCACCTGATCGGAAAGTTCTTAAGTAGACATTTCTTACAACAGATTGTGGCCATCCGTTAACAGGTCGTACCCTTCCACAACCGTGCACTAGTGGCCGTCGCGTCACTGGCGCACCGTGACAACGGGAGGGCGCCATGCTGCGTGTTGTGTACCAAGCCGCCAACCTCAAGCCCGGGAAGCTGTCCGACTGGCGTGAGGACCGCGGACTCCTGGAGATCCGAGTCGCACGCGGTACCCGGGCCCGCCAGTTCATCCCCTCGCTCAACGAGACCCTGCGCGACTTCCTCAAGAACGCCCAGTGGTACCAGCTGTGGGACGGTGAGATCGTCTCCGCCGATCACCCCGAGAACCCGATCTGCGTTGTCTTCGAGGTCTCTCCGTTCCAGCCGGCGCCGTACATCGACATCCGCGAGCACAAGGGGCGCGTCGTCCTGTACGTCTCCCCTACCGCGACGATCGACAGAATCGCGCCGCTCCTCAATACCTCCATCGAGGAGTTCCTGGCCGGGGGACAGTGGTTCCAGCTGTGGCACGGAGAGATCGTCACCATGGATTCTCCTCCCGACTCCATGGCGGCCTGACCGCAAGGGCTGAGGGGGCAACATGGCTGGGTACATCGAAGACCGCTGGCTCAAGAAGGCGCCGGACGGCAAGCGGACCATCCGTACCGAGCGATACGGCAAAGGCCAGCGCTACAAGGTGGCCGGCATCCCCGGAGTGCGCGCCAGGTCGTTCCCCGACAAGCAGAAGGAAGCCGCCAACGCGTGGCTCGCGAAGGCCATCTCCGACAGCAACAGGGGCGAGTTCATCGACCCTCGCGACGGCAACATGCTGCTGCGGGACTACGTGGAGCAGCACTGGTGGCCGTCCCGGACGGGTGACCCTGCAACCCTGCAGACGGTAGGGCACCGGATCCGCGGCCAGATCCTCCCCCACCTCGGGAGTACGCCGCTCAGGCTCATCAAGGTGGACTCGCTGCGCGTCTGGCTCAAGCAGTTGGAGGGGGAGGTCGCGCCGGGGACCGCAGTCGTCGCGTGGGGGTACCTCAACAACATCCTGGAGTGCGCCGTCGACGACGAGCGCATCTCCAAGAACCCTTGCCGGGCGCCCACTCTCAAGCCGCCGTCCGCGCCCCGCTCGAAGGCCCGCGCGTGGACCAGGAGCCGGGTTCTCGCCGTGCAGGCCCAACTGCCCGAGTACTACCGCGTGCTCGTCGACATCGGGGCGGGGGCGGGATTGCGGCAGGGGGAGG